TTGACAAATACATTGATTATGAGTTACAATTTGAGAAAGCATTTTTAGAACCACTCAAAATCATTCTTGATTCTATTGGGTGGAATATTGAAAAAACGACTAGTCTGGAGAACTTTTTTATCTGATGGAACTGCCTATTAATAATAAAGAACTTGATGTTATCATTAGTGCTATGAGACTGGGTGGTGATACTGCTCTTTATCAAAAACTTTGGTCTTATAAAATGAATTATCTTACTAAACAAAAACAAAAAGAGGAATAAATTATGGATTTTTTGAAAGATATTGTAAAAGAGATTGGTGGAGAGTATACCCAACTTGCTTCTGACATTGTAGAAACTGATACTTATGTTGACACAGGTTCTTATATCTTTAATGCACTGGTTTCGGGGAGTATATTTGGTGGGGTATCTGGTAATAAGATTACTGCTATTGCTGGGGAGTCTTCTACTGGAAAAACTTTCTTCTCTCTCGCGGTTGTTAAAAACTTTCTTGATAGTAATCCTACTGGTTACTGCTTGTACTTTGACACTGAAGCAGCAGTTAATAAACCTCTTCTTGAGAGTCGCGGAATTGATTTAAGCAGATTGATTGTCATTAATGTTGTGACAATTGAAGAATTTCGTGCAAAAGCACTTAAAGCAATAGACATGTATATGAAAAAATCTGAGGGAGAACGCAACCCTTGTATGTTTGTGTTGGATTCTTTGGGTATGCTTTCTACAAGTAAAGAAATTAATGATGCACTGAATGATAAAGAAGTTAGAGACATGACAAAATCTCAACTTATTAAAGGTGCATTTAGAATGCTAACTCTTAAACTGGGGCAGGCAAATGTTCCACTTATTGTTACAAATCATACATACGATGTCATCGGATCTTATGTACCAATGAAAGAAATGGGAGGAGGTTCTGGACTCAAATATGCAGCATCTACAATCATTTATCTTAGTAAGAAAAAAGAAAAAGATGGAACAGATGTTATTGGAAACATTATCAAAGCTAAGACTCACAAGTCACGTTTGAGTAAGGAAAACAAACAAGTTGATATTCGTTTGTATTATGATGAACGAGGTCTTGATAAGTATTATGGACTTCTGGAACTTGGTGAGATTGGTGGACTCTGGAAGAATGTAGCAGGTCGTTATGAAATTGATGGCAAAAAGATTTATGCCAAACAAATTCTTGCGAATCCGGAAGAGTATTTTACTGAAGAAGTAATGCAAAAACTTGATGAGATTGCTCATCAGGAGTTTAGTTATGGAGTATGAAGTTAAATGGACCAAATTGAGTTTTTAATTCTGCGAAATCTTTTGCATAATGAAGAATATATACGAAAAGTTATTCCTTTTATTAAATCTGAATACTTTGAAGATAAAAACCAAAAAATTGTATTTGAAGAAATACATTCTTTTGTTCTGGAATATAATCAACCTGCCACAAAAGAAGTTCTTTGTATTGAGATAGAGAAAAGAATAGACATCAACGAACAAGAGTTTAAAGAGATTACTCAAGTAATTTCTTGCTTGGAAGATGTTGCTACTGAATTCAATTGGTTAGTTGATACGACTGAAAAGTGGTGTCGTGATCGTGCTATTTACCTGGCACTGATGGAATCTATTCATATTACTGATGGTAAGGATGCAAAGAAAAATCGTGATAGTATCCCAACAATCCTATCAGAAGCTCTTGCAGTATCTTTTGATACTCACATTGGACACGATTATCTGTTAGACTATGAGCAACGTTATGAGTCCTATCACAGAAAGGAAGAGAAAATTGAATTTGATCTTGAATATTTTAACAAAATTACCAAAGGTGGTTTACCTAATAAGACTCTCAATATCGCTCTTGCTGGTACGGGTGTCGGAAAAAGTCTCTTTATGTGCCATGTTGCTTCTTCCGTCTTATTGCAAGGCCGCAACGTTCTCTATATCACTCTTGAAATGGCAGAGGAACGTATTGCTGAAAGAATTGATGCGAATCTCTTGAACGTTCCTATTCAGGATATTGGAGATTTGCCAAAGCAGATGTTTGAGAATAAAGTCACAAGTCTTGCAAAGAAAACTCAAGGCACTTTAATCATTAAAGAGTATCCAACTGCTTCTGCTCACTCGGGTCATTTTAAGTCTCTCCTGAATGAACTTGCACTTAAGAAATCATTCAGACCTGATATCATTTTTATTGACTATCTG